GGAGGAAGGTCCGTGCTGTTGTGGAATTCCCAATAACGGGCGAGATAAGGGGTTCGCGTATTGGCTGCGAGCTTGACTTCATCGTCACACGTGACGCTAAAGGAATAAACGTTTAGAGCCATACTCAAGTCACCGATTTCGGTGACCTGAAGGAACTGGAGTCCAATCTTTGTGTTTCCGACCTCGACGAGATCACCAATCGACAGGCTCTTCTGAATAGTGTCAGCAAAAGCGTTGACGGTTGCAACTTGCGTTGCGTTGGCTGTATCAAGGGGCTCGATGGCAATCGTCATCACGTTTGAGCCGATGGTCCCGAAAATCGCGCTCGTCAGAACATTCATCTGAGCGTTAGGAGCAAGGGCTGTATTGGACTTATACTGATCGGCGGTATCGCAAACAGCGACACGAAGGGAATTTCCCATTCCACCTGGGTATCGAGCAACAAACAAGGCGGCGAGATCGAAGCTGTGGCCGTTGGCTTCCATGGAGGCATAGTGGTCATCATTTTTAACGATCTGGTTATCCCAGTCCGTGACATCTGCCATCGTATAGTTAAGGTCTGATTGAAGGGCGGCGGCAGTAAACGTAATATCATCGCGGAAAACCATGTCTGCCGAGACTACGTTGGCGATAGGTGCTTCATCCATGACAACGTGAGATGTGTTGACGCTAACGATGTGCGCCCCTATCGGAAGATTTGAGTCATCCGCATACGATAGAACCATGCCTGCATGGAGATTGGCTGTATTGCTGATGGTTGAGTTAGCGATACGAAGGGCTGAGTTACCAACATCGTCGTTAAACTCACCTACGCTGTTGGTCGTGTTGCCGGTCCAGGCTTTTTCGGTCGTGTTGCCGGTAACGTCGGCGGCGCGCGAAACATAGAGCCGGTTGCCATAAGCCAAGAAGTTGGCTGCAACAAACCACGTTTCCGCATTAAAATTTGTGGGCTTCGTGAACTGATCTAACAGTGAAGCCTCAGAATCAACAAGAATTCTTTTCTCGACGGGACCCCAGCGGAAAACACCGCCTATTGCACCATCGGTGGTGGCGACTGCTGGCACGATACCAGTTAAGTCAATTTCAGTTATATTGATTCCGGGTGAAAGTTGGAAAGCCATGTATTAATCTCCCTTAATATCAGCGTCGGCTATTATGCCTTGTCATGTTATTTATTAAATTCGGGCTTTTAGAACTGATCCTCCCACTTAAACTCGTCATCATCATCAACCCGGACTGTGATGCCTTCGAAGTTCACTAAATCGCTTTCTTGGCCGTCATCGACGATCCCGAACGGCACCAACTCAGCCATGATTTCTTCGTCGGTTTTTTCCCGAAGCTTAAAGAGGGTATTAATGTCACTCCATTCACGGAAGAAATTCTGGTCGGACATCCAGGCAAACAGCACGAGTCCCATCACGATATCGTCGTGTTTGCCCGGTTCGGCCTCGTAACTTTTGAGTTTTTTTGAAAATGTGGCCAATTCACTGATCGTATTAGCGTCGTTGACGATAAGCTGATCCTGTTCGATCAGCATTTTCAGGATCGAACATCCGATATTCTTGACGCGAACCGTTGTTCGCACACCCCGGTCGGTGTGCTTGCCGGAGAAGCCTTGGGAGATTTTCTTGCCTTGGGGGCCCGAGTTTTCGGTCTGAACGACGTTGGTGTATTCATAGTCATAGTATAGAATGTCGGTGATTTGTTCGCCGATGTCGTTGGTTTCAACCAGAACAAGGGCGTCGTTGTAGATTTTGGCCATGTTGTGGATAACTTCACCATAATCCACGGGCAGAACGAGATTATTTCGATACACGGCGACTTGCTGATAGGGCATCACCGTAATATCGAGCACCGAAAAGGCCGAATAATCGATACCCCGGCCGCGCGACACGTCGGCGACTAAGGCGTATCGGCGATCTTTTTCAGGTTTGATATATTGGGAAAGCCCGTCTTTTTCGAGAACGGGCGTCTTGTAGACGAGTTGTTTGAGCTTCCAACCGGAAATAAGTGAGCCCGAACTCCCAAGAAACTCACAACACTGTTCCTGATCGAACTTCTCATAGTCGTTGTTCATGCCCCGGAGGGTTTCTTCCCGCCACTTGGCATCGCGTCCCGGCACGTCATACCACATGACCTTAATCGGGTGATAATCGTTCTCTTTAGCGAGAGCCATCTGCCAAGTTTTATGAAAGTGGTTCAACCCAAAAGGGGTCGAAACAAGCACAATTTGGGTAGTCTTACCGGAGGTGATTGTGGGGTAAACGGCCGTAAAGAAGTCATCCCAGTTATCGATATGCGCGGCTTCGTCAATAAACAGGAGGTTGACCGAGTAGCCACGGATGGTGTTTGAGGTGGTTGAGGTGGCGATAACGCGGGAGCCGTTTTCTAAGACAATCGATCCCTTGTTTTGTTCGACAACGCCTTGTTGCAGCCACTTTGGGAGATGCTGGTAGGCGATATGAACTTTTGAAAGAATTTCGCGGGCGGTTTCGCCCTTGTCGGCTAGAAGACCAACTGTCTTGTATTCTTGGAAAATAATATACCAGAGAATAAAGCCGCAGACGCATGTGGATTTTCCAGCCTGCCGAGCCGTCGTAAAGATCGAAAAACGGTTGTTGGCCATCGACTTGACCATCTCTTCTTGATACGGATAGAGATCGAAGCCAACAAGCCCATCATCCTTAGTGATGATCCGCATATAGGTCTTGATGAAATATAGCGGGTCTTTTGAACACTTAATGTATTCTTGAATAAGCTCGGGAGTCCACTCAACACTAACTCCGGGGCCTTTTAGATTAGGATTACCTCGATAATTTCTAAATTGATCAATATAGTCGTCGTTACTCACTCTTCACTCCTTTGAGCATAGCCGCGAGTTCGGCTGTGCTGCCGACAAACAACTGGTTTGTGACGGCGGGCGTGTCTTTTACGTCTTCGTCTTTTGAAAAACTTTTTCTTTCCGCAATGGCGATCAGGTCTTTATTCAGTTCGGAAAGGGTCTTGAGATAAATGGATAACACCTCATACGCACGAGGATGTTGGCTCTGATCAGCGACTGCTACAAGATTGTCGAGGCTGTCATGTCCTTTTTGAATAATGTTGAGTTGCTTTTCTCGGGCCAGAACAAGATCATCATCCAGTTCGGTATTCGCTTCAAGGACTTCAGGAACTTCTATTTCGTTGGGGATAAGTATATCGTTATTCATGGTGCTTTCTTTTCTTTGACTTCTTTGTCTTTCTTATATTTCCAGTCTTTCTTGAGACCGCCGCTCAGCGCATAAGCGCCAAAACCGATGGCTGCACCCGCAGGCGCTCCGATAGGGGCTCCGCCGATGGTTGATGCGCCAACAAGGGCCCCGGCTCCGGCCGCCGTTGCACTCATGCCCAGTGCTCGTTTCCAGCCCTCTTTAATCGGCACGATGTCGCGAAGGGACTTTCTATTTTCATGCAATGTTGGTTTTTCTCCGTGTTTCGCATCCCATTTTTCTCGTCGCTTTTTTTCCTTGGCGCTGTCGATTTCTCTCTGATCCATCTGTGATATAACTTTTTGTTTCATCTTCATTAATTCATCGCTATTCGACAACGGCGGTGGATTTGTTGAAGGGGCATCTTTTTTATTGAAAAAATATCCGAGCACTCCTCCAGCGGCAGCCCTTATTGGGGAGACTCCGTTTAGGCCACCAAACATTTTGCCAAGCAATCCTCCTTCACCCTCCGATCTTTTTCTTCCTCCTCCAAGAATGCCCCCAACAAGGCCATCTAGTCCACCCCGATATCTTTTTATTTTTTCTTGCTTAAGAGCACCAACGTTAAGTGAGCGGGGTTTAGGGTTGGACATCTGCCAGTATCTTCTAGTGGTAAGACCGCCGCTTCCACCATTGCTAGTATACGTCAGCCTGGGCATACGACTTGGATTAACACTTTGTGTAACGCGGTCTCCTCCTTTAGTATCACCAGAAGAGGTAGATATAGTTGTTTGACCCGTTTTCATATTGGTTGTTTGTGTGGTGCGATCTCCCTTATGGGAGGTTGTTTTTCTTATATATTGAGTAAGCCCCGACCATTCTTTGAGTGGCGCAATGCTTCTTAATGGTTTGCTCATCCTTCTTTTGTCCTTTGTCGTTTAATCCAACCGCCACCCATCCTTGTCGTATTAATTTGTGACGTTCCTTTGGGTCCATAGGAGGTGGTCATTCTAAATCCTTTTCCTCCCACCGAGTTACTGAGAGTCGATCCGCCGCCGCCCGCTCTTTGTGTATATGTTGCTCCTCCCATTTTTGTTCGGCGATACATAGTTGCCTGTTTTGCCGAATGGAAGTTAGCGGGCGCAAGATCGCGTTCCAAGGAACTACCGCCTTTGCCTCCTCTTTTCATCAAGTTATTAAGTCCCCACGCGAGTTTTAAGAGGAGTCCTTCGTCAAGAAATTCTTTAAATGATAGCATTTATTCCTCCGTTAAAATCACGCCCGAGTGAGTAAGCGCGTAAGTCCAATCATCATCAACATCGATAAGGAGAGGATCAATAGAAGCATTAGCAGATGGAGTTGGCTCCCCATTAGCAAGAAGACCAGGAGTAACGACAACCGTGGAAATAACATCGTTTTCATCCTGGGTGGGGTTTCCTACAAAAAAGCGTGTATTTGCAAATTTAATGATCGGAGCCTTCTTTATCGGCCCGAACAAAAAACCCTTTAGGGTAAAATCTAACGTCCAGATCAACGCCCTCCGTGTCGTAAAGGCACCATCGTAAGTATCTTCACTCTTACAGCTATTCAGAATGATCGGTAGTTTGAATGCCAAGTCGAGGTCGGGTATCAGGTTGACTTGCGCGCTCCAGTCGGGACGAAAGAACGGAACGATTTGTTCAACGATCTTTGTGCCGTCTTCGGCGTCTTTCACGTATATATATAGGGAAAATGAGAGATTGACCGGCACCGCGTTATACTGATAAAAGAATTTATTCACATCATCGCTCTTGCGCACATTGCGTCCGAGCGTGTTGAGTTTGCGGTCGCCATCGTATTTGTAGTCGTGATATTCGAACGACATGCGCGGCAAGGTGATCGCCGTTTCTTTTGTCAGTGTCGGATCGGCGATGACGCGCGCCAGCATTTTATCTTTCGGTGCATAGGTCAGCGGCACTTGCATTGAGGAAAGAATATTTCCGGCCGCATCGTCGCGTGTGATTACGAGGTCGTTGAACAACGTGCCAAAAAGTGTGATATACTTACGAGTCGTTCCGAAATACCAGTTGCTTCCAAACATTAATAGGGGTGCTCCGAAAAGGGATCGAGTTCGCTCCACGAAAGAACGTTGTTCGAAGTTTGCTCATCCTGAATAACGACGTTATCGGCGGGCAGCGTCGCCAAGTTGTCTCCGTAACTTTCCAACACTAAGTAGTTGCCGTCCTCGGCCAGAAGTGGTGTGCCCCCTTCGTCCAAGATCGCGTAGTCCAGAATGTTTGTGCTGAAATCTATTTGAATTTGATCGATCTCGGGGATGCCGGTGTCGATCTTTTCGTTCGCATAAGAGAATAGAATACAGGTGACATCATAGGTCGGCAGCACGCCGTTCTGATAGAAGAACGGTTTGTAGTTAACGTATTGAATTTGAAAGAGTTTCTGGTTCAACGGAAAGTAAATTAGGTCGCCTTCGTTGGGCCGTATCTGTCCAGTGATACTGCCTATTTCTTCTTCCCAGATACGTTTCGAAAACGTGAACGTGACCTGATCCTGAATCTGCAAACCGAACTTGGACATGAACGTGCCATCGCCTTCGAAGCCGTTAACATCCTTGACATACATCGCCATCGGAATCGCGTTTACATATTTTGAGGACGCGTCTTCGCCAGTCAGCGGATCAAAGGCCACAAGGGTGCGCGGCAGATAAAACATGTCCTGCCCATAAATCGAGATCGCCTCAATGATTAAATCTTCAACGAGGTCTTGTTCGCCTTGATTATGGAAGTTATCGAAATAGGGGTTGGTGCCGTGGGTGAATGTCATTCTTAGCCCACGAAGTATTCGAGAGGAATAGAGAAGTCATTGATCAAGGAGTATTCAAGTTTCGCGAGTTCATCAACGGCTTCGTCATACATGCCCTTGCCCGTGAAGACTGTTCCTCCGGGTAGCATCATGTTGCCAAACTTTTTTGTATTGTTGCCCCACTGTTTTTTGATCAGAGCGGTCGCATAGCGTTGCAGCCAGATGTCGCTCCAGATCGCGGGAAACTCGTTGGGGGAAATTGCTTGATAACAAGTGCCGACGATATAGTTGCCAACGATAAGGCGTGACCAGTCCATATCGATATACATGCGATGACGGTGCCGTGTGTAACGGATTGGTTGCGAGCCGACGAGCAACTGTTGAATGAGAGATAGCTGAGAGATTGTCAGGTAGTAGGGCACCATGCTGTAGGTTGACAAACTCCAGAGGTCGTTCAACGCGATCTGATACTGAATTGAAAACATATCCTGGGAGATCATCGTGCTCGAAAGGTCGAAAATGCTGACGACGCCGATGATGTTGTCAGGAATATCGATATAGCCGCCAAGCTCGCAAGCGAGGCTGGCTCCGACGCCTACCGCAGAGTTCACGGTGACGGTCGGCGGCAGCGCATAACCGCGCCCCCAGCCGGTCAGTGTTACGGAGATGATGTTGCCGTTGGCATCGGTCGAGATGGTTCCGACAGCGGTATCCGGCGTCAAGGATAACGCATTATCGGTGACCGAGGTGAAAACAAGCGGTTCGCCGTTGGCGTATTTTACGCCAGCGTTGGCACAGTTTCCCGAGACAATCGACACATGGTTGATCGAATCTGGGAAGTGTCGCCGTTCGAGTTGTTGTTTGAAATAAATTTTATCGGTGGCGTCATAGTGGTATTCGGCGTATTTCTTGAGCGCATAGTCCACGCGATCATCCACCTGATCATCGTCAACGTTTACTGTTAATACGGGCGCTCCGAGTTCCCGCAAGCAATATCTTTTAAATTCGTCTTTAGTTGCCGGAACCGACATGGGATAATCCTTATATGAAAAAGGGAGCGTGTTGGGCGCTCCCTTTATTTATGCTCTTTATGGCTTAGGAGGTGGCGGCGGTGTTATCGCCACCTGATCGACTGAGGGGGTTGGACGAGCGGGAATGTCCGCTACAACAGCCGCAGCCGTGACAGCGCCAGACGGATCAGGCGGCATCGTATGGGTCAAGAACGACCATGCAATACCTGCGAGGGTCATAAGGGCACCGATGGCTTCGTTAGCGATTCCTTGGGTCATGAGGCCCTTAGCGATTAAAATACCACCGCCCCATGTAAGTAAATGTCGAACAAACGACATCCATTGATCTGATGAAAACATGTTTTAGTCTCCTTTTCGCTTCGATTTCTGTCTATTTATGGTTTGGGAATGGGCGGGGCTACCGGGGGTATCGGGGGTGCTACCGGGGCAGATGCGGGGGCTGCGGGGGCCGTTGTCGTCGTTGTGGTCTGAACCCCGGCAGAAGGCATCGGCATCGGCATGGGCATCGGCATCTGCCGAGGCATATCCGGTATGAGATAAGGATTCATCCCTGGCATTTGAACGTTGGTATTCCGCAAGCCACTCATATCGGGGCCGCCCGAAATAATACCTTTGTTGGCCAGATTAATCCGTTCGAGGGTCCGACCATACGAGTATACTCCAATGATGGCGGCCATAGCAAGGTGATAAAGGCCGCCGCCTTGGAGACTAAGAGGGTTCCATTGCGTGATGGTTTGATGATATTCGGCTTGCACTACGGTATGAAAGATAGGCCCAACAATAAAATCAAAGAGACAGACGGTAAAATACTGCCACGCCATAGCCGGTCGCCAGTTACGGGTTAACCAGGTTTCGCGAAGAGATTTAAATTCATGTGATCTTGAGTGGGATTTTGCTGCCATAATACATATTTAGGTTTAGTCGGCGGGGTTCGTGGTTGCGTTAGTCAGGGCCGTGCTCTCTTGAGCCGTCCAGTTGCCGCCTGTTCCGAGGTTTGTGCCCCAGGTCGCTGCTGCATTGTTGAAATAGAACAAAGGGACAAATCCAGCAGGGGCCGACCCGTCTGATCCAAGAAACACAGGTTTCAGGCCCGTGGTGATAAATTTACGTCGATTAGCCGCCAGAGAAATATCTAGCCACGACGTATCAAACCAGAAGTCGGCCCAATCAAACTGTCCTTGGGCTGCTCCAAGCCCCCCTGTCCACTCATTAATGTGCCATTGCGTCGTATAATCGATAGTCGCGTTGGTATAGGTGCCGCCCGTGTCGCGACGAGACACATTATCGACATAGACTTTACACGCGGTTGAGCCGACCGCGACATCCCACGCAAATAAAAGATGGTGCCAGTTTCCATCATTGACTGATATACTTGTCCACATATCGAGGGCGGTAACATTATTGACATAAACTCCTATTTTGCCGGTCGCCGTGACGCTCCCCATAGCCAGTCCAGCCGAGTCCATAAGATTTGGATCGCCCGAAGCAAGAGCTTTCCATCGATACCAGAAGCTCAATAATCCTTGTTTGCCGTCTACTGCTCCCGTTGGAGGATTAGCCGAACGAAAATAATCTGCTGTCGTGGTTCCTTCGAGAAAGACTGCGGTAGGTCGATACGCCGACTGCGCATCTTTCGGATTAGTTGTAGCTGCAATCAATGATGTGCTCTCTTGCGCCGTTAGGTTGCCGCCTGTTCCGAGGTTTGTGGCGAACGACGCAGCGGGATTCCCAAAATAAAATAATGGCGCAGTGCCGGTTGGGGTTGCGCCCGTGCTCCCGAGGTTAACCGGCTTCAGAGTTGCGCTAATAAACTTGCGTCTGTTAGCACTTGAAGTTAGGTCCATCCAGGTGGTTGAGAACCAAAAGTCAGACAAGTCGCAGGCTTGTTGGCCTGTGAGATCACCCGGCCAACCATTGACGAGGAACTGCTGAGTGTAATCTAAAGTTTTATTGACAACCGATACATTATGGTTCGTGCAGTCTACATCATCAAAATACACTTTGCATTTTGTTTGATCCGTCATGTCTACTGAGGCTAGCAGATGGTGCCAAAATCCGTCTTTTGCATAAACACCAGTATACATGTTTATTCCTTGTGTGCCAGCAAGGTTATTAACAATATCAAAGCTACCATCATCGTCTGTTAGACCAACAGATAGACCGCTGACATTATTGGCTGTGCAAAACAAGGTTGCATTTTCTGAAAACTCTGATTGGAACTTATACCAAAAACTCAACGTGAATAGCTTTCCGTCCACCGCACCAGTCGGTGGCGTTGCACTGAAATAATAATCAGCCGTAGCCGCTCCATCAAAATGAACGGCGTTGGGGGTATAAATTGAAGAAAATCCCATAAAGCCTGGGGGCGGCGCTCCTAACATTTATGCTCCGATGCTATCAAGAACAGCTTGCATTTCAGCCGCCGTTGTCAAGGTATCGATCTGATCTTTTAAAGCGACTGACGTTTGGTGCCAGTATTGATAGGTTGTCGCGGCGGTGACGCCGAACGCAATAGCGGTATTTGCATCCAACGTCATCTGAGAGTTGTCGGTGGCAGTCCATGATACGGAATACGGTTGTCCTTGTTGCAGTGAAATGAGTCCCATGATAACCGCGCCTTCGATGTTTGTTCGGGATATGATGTCAGACTGAAAAGCCGTGTTCGCAAACGTAAATCCCGAATCCTGTTTAGTCGCTCTCCACGCAAGAATTCGATCTTTTGCGGCGCGTCGCATTGTATCTAAAATGGGCTCATCGTAGGTTGTTGTTTCCGAAATTGTGGTGTTGGCCGCACTATAAAAATAAGTTCGGCCCGTGGCATGGTGTAGGGTGGTTGGAGGATTGGATATTGTTATTTTATTAACAAAAACATATCCCGAGCTTTGTGCCCCAAGCGTAATTCCGTAAGACACAGTTCCGTTAGGCCAGGATATCGAGTTCGGGATTCCATCATATTCTTCGGTAATTCCAAGAGGACTTAGTTGTATAAGAGCATATGACATTTATTGTAGAGCCTTCCAGACATAAGTTGAGATCGAGTTGATGCGTCGAATGGACAGAATAAATTTATTTGTGCTTGTTGTGGCGTAAGCATCTCCGGTGCCGCTTCCGACAGTGAAGCCCGAGAAGGTGATAGTGCTCGCAGCGGTGCCGTTTAGAACATAAATGTCGCAGCCTCCATCAGAGGTGGGGGCCGTTATTGTAAAGGCGCTGTTGGCGACGCCATACTGATATTGTCCCTTTGTATAATCAACGGTAAAATTCGTGAGAACGCCGAGGTTGTTGGCTGTGACTGTAAATCCGCCAGTCAGGTTTTGATTACCTGAAAGTTTTGCGTATGATGCTGCGACGGTGCCGCCAAGATAAAGAGAATTGTTTGCGGTCAAAACCGCGACGTTTGCCGATAGTCCCGCCGTCGTTTGATAGCCTGCCGCAGCCGTTCCACCAAGAAATAAAGTATTGTTAGCAGTTAGAACCGCAACGTTCGCTGACATACCCGCCGACGTTTGATAGCCGAGAGTTGCGACGTTGGCCGAAAGCCCCGCAATCGTCTGATACGACGCTGCCAGGGTGCCGCCGAGATAGAGAGAATTATTCGCAGTTAGGACCGCAACGTTCGCTGAAAGTCCCGCTGCGGTTTGATAATCGGCCGCCGCTGTGCCACCAAGATATAAAGTATTGTTGGCCGTTAAAACGGCGACGTTGGCGGATAGTCCCGCAGTCGTTTGATAACCAGCCGCCGCTGTGCCACCAAGAAATAAAGTATTATTTGCGGTTAGAATCGCGACGTTGGCGGCCAGTCCTGCTGTGGTTTGATATCCTGTAACAGCGACCGCGTTCAAATATGTTGTTGCAACATTGTTTGCAGTAACAGTATTCCCGGTCACATTATTTGCAGCTACAGCGACTCCGGCGATGTTCGCGCTTGTCGTTACATATAGTGTCGCGGCGTTCGCTGCCCCAACGATGTTTATTGCTGCCGCGTTGACGAGGGTTGCGTTCGCCGTGAAGGCCGCACCGACTTTGTAAGACGCTGTGTTAACCCCTAAAGAGTTTGCAAGGAAAGCTCCGCCGATAATAATATTTACGCCGTTTACAACAGCATTAACTGTGGAATTACCGAGAGTTAGCTGAGTCGGAATAAGCGATATCGTGGCGAGTGAGTTGGCCAGCGCGACCGAGGTTCGGTTGAGAACAGTGTTGGCGATACTATTTGCAATCTGAATATCAAGGGCCGATACTGTAACGTCCGATCCATGCGTCATCACAGTGTTGTTGACTGTTAAGTTGCCTGCAATGATCCCGCTTTTAGCGAGAAAGGGTTTTTGTGCCATTTAATATCCTGTGGTAAAATCGTATGCTTGTATTGCGAGATAGTTGCTCATCGCCATGATATTTATTTTGTGGGCCACAAAAATCGCGAGCAGTTCGTCTTTTTTTGAAAGGAGCGCTTCTCCAATCACCCCAAGTTCGATGTGTGACACATTGATCTGGGCCGGAGAGTCAGCGACGATCCAAAGTCGCGGATCGGAAACGGAGAGAGTACGTCGTGCTATTCCCGTGTTTACTGCGACGATGTTCTCTCTTGAAAACGTATCGCAGGGAAAGGAATGCAACACGCCTTGCACGGATATTGAAACCGTTGTCGTTTCAAGTTTGGCTTGCATATAGGCAAGAGCAAGAGCGACTTTTCGTGCTTTTATGGCTGCGATGTCATCGGCGGTTGCCGGAACATAGTTGTTCGTTATTAGTATTTTTGTTCCATCATAGGATGTCGTTTGACTCGTGGCCGTTTGTCCTTCAATCGGGTCATCCACAATCCAGCGTTCGACAAGTTGATAGCCGCCTGAAAGAGCCACATTCAGCGCCGGACTATAAACGATATCTCCGTTGGGCAACCATAGAGTAATCGGTCGTGCGCCGATCAAGCCAAGCGTATCACCCCAATGTTGAACTTCATTGTGATCCGTATTGATAAGAGAGTAGCCAACAAGTTCTTGCATTTTTTTCCTTCTACATTCCTAACATGGGCAGAGCGAAGCCAGTTGAGTTTCCATAAACGTAAAGATTTGTTGCGGTGCCGGTGCCAGCCGGAGTCGTAACCGCAACGTTCACTGGTCCCGCTGCATGGGCTGGGGTTGTGCAGGTAATTGTTTGGGCATCAACAACGACAAGGCTTGTGGCCGCCGAGCCCCCGAATGTGACAGATGATGCGCTTGTAAAAGTTGTGCCCGTAATCGTGACCGGCGTGCCGCCCGAAGTTTTTCCAAAACTTGGCGTGCAGGTTGCAACGACGGGAAGAATGCCGGAATAAGTAAAAACGTTTGTTCCTGTCCCTGGTCCGTTCGATGTTGTAACAACGACGTTGACTGCGCCTTGCGCATGGGCAGGACAGGTGCAGGTGATTGTCGTGGCATTAACGACTGTTATTCCGGTTGCTGCTGTTCCTCCGAAGGTTACTGCCGAGGCTCCGGTAAAAGCCGAGCCTGTAATCGTGACTGAAATGAGTCCCGTTGTTGGCGTATTATTAGGCGAACAACTTGTGACTATCGGAGCCGCATTGTAAGTATAGGCGCTTGATCCCGTTCCCGATCCCGAAGGTGTTGTGACGATGACGTTGACGGCCCCTTGCGCATGGGAGGGTGCCGTGCAAACAATCGTTGTGCTATTCGTGACTGAGACGCCGGTTGCCGCTGTTCCCCCAAAGGTAACCCCCGTGGCCCCGGTAAAAGCCGTGCCCGTAATTGTAACCGACGTGCCTCCTCCGGGCGGGCCATTGTTTGGCGAGCAACTTGTGACTGTCGGGGCCGCAATAAAGGTAAAGCCGCTCGCTTTTGTTCCTGATCCCGAAGAGTTGGTAACCACCACACTGACGGCACCCGCCGCATG